GCCTCGCGCTCGTACATCGCAACGATGCCGTCGGCCACCGCTTGCAGGCCCTCGATCTGCTCGACCTCGCCCACCAGGCCGGCCGCTTGCAGCCCGGCCAGTTCCTCACGGGTCAGCAGGTAGCGCACGCCGTAGTCCTTGCCGTCGGCGCCGCGCTGGATGGAGCCCCAAACGATCATGACAACCGCTCCCGCAAATCCATCATCCAGCACAGCCAGATGCTGATGCACCAGTCGATCCACTCACCGATGTCGGTCATTTGCCACCCCCCAGTTTGCTCAAAGCCTGCATCCCCACCGGCGACGATGCCACCGCGCCCACGCCCCAAAACGCACCAACCGTGGTGCACATGCTCACCCATGCGGCAGCGTCAAGGATGCGAATGGCGGCCAGGTACGTGGCGCAGCCGATCAGGGCCAGAGCGATGATGGTCTTGGCGTCAAACACGCGGCCGAAGTAGCCGCCGAAGTCTTGCAGCGCGCTCAATCGAACACTCCTTTGCGCGCCAGCGGCGCTTTTTCTTCGGCGATACGGGCGGCCGAAATGCGCCCGCACTGGCGCAGCATCAGCCCCGCAGCGCGATACCAGCCGCGCGTCATGTCGGCGTCCAGTGCGGCCTGGCTGACCAGCGCGCAGGCCGTGACGCCGAATTGGCCGTGGGTGCGCTGCTGGTCGATGTCGGGCGCATCGGCGCGCACGTCCAGCGCGGCCAGCACGATCAGCACCAGCAGCGCCAGCACGGCCAGGCCGGGCACTACGACCGCGTGCGACATGCGCATCACGCGCCGCCGCCGAAGGCGCCCGGGCCGTTGTAGGCGTGCTCGCGCAGGTAGGCGCGCGGCGCGGTCACCATGCCCATGGCCAGCAGGTCGTCCTTGGGCACGCTGGCCGGATCGAGCGTCAGGCCGTAGAGCCATTGCCGCATCGTCATGGGTTCGATGGCTGCCGTGCTGCCGTCGGCGTGGTGGCGCGTGAGCGTGCGCACGTCGACGTAGGTGCCGCTGGGCGCAATGATGCGCTCGGTCGCGGCGTCGAACGTCTTCGGGTCGAACTTGTTCTTGTCGTACTCGCCATTGGGGCCGTAGCCCTTGGCGTAGGCCGGCAGCTTGTAGGGGTAGGCCACGGCAGCTCCGAGATGGCCGCCGAAGAAGCTCTCGGCGTAGTCGGCCGCCGTGAGCTGCACCGGCTTGGCCGGCTGCGTGGGGTCGCTGCCGCTGGTGGTGCTTTGCGGCGCGTCGTCCGGCTTGCGCTTGCGCATCAGCGCAACGATGATGGCCGCTGCCGCGATGGCGATCAGCACGATGATGGTGATGGTTTCAGGGGTCATGATGGCTCCAGGGTTGATATTCATGGTTCACGACAACGCTTCCACGCACTGGTCATATCGCTTGAGCTGGCGCGTCCACACGCCCATGCAGACCTTGTTGCCGGGGTACGCGCAGTCCTGCTTCCACAGCCCGCCCACCAGCACCAGCCCGGGGCCTGGACCGCGCCGACCGGCGTTCATGAACCTGTACTTGAGGTAGCTCTCGCAGGCCTGGCGGTATTCGCCGGCGGCGGTGTGGCGGCGCATGCTCGATGCCGCCCACGTGGCGCAGCCGTACTGGCCGGCAAAGTCCACCGCAAGGTCGAACTCGACCTGGCTCATCCGCGCGTCGGGCAGGCTGCGGCGCACGCACGCGGCGTAGGTGCGATCCAGCTCGCCCAGGGCCAGCTCGCGCGCACGCTCGCGGGTGATCGGCGGATCGGTCAGCTTCACCGCGGTGCCGTCCTCGTAGCGGGTGCTGCCGTGGCCGATGGTTGGCACGTCGCCTCGCGTCGGCACGTAAGGCTGATGCAGCACCACGCCGTCGTCGCGCACGATCAAAGGGCCGTCGCCTTCTCTGGCGATCCACGTCGCGCCGGCGGCAGCGCTGGCCACCAGCACGGCCACGGCCAGGCGCTTGGTGGTGTCACTCATGGGGCAAGTCCCTCTGCGCCACCACGCGCGCCAGCAGACCGGCCATCGAAAACACCAGCCCGGCCATCTGCAGGCCGATGCTCCAGCCGGTGTCGTGGTTGATCTGGCCCAGCACCGACAGCACGATGTCGGCCGCGCCGCAGGCAAAGGCCAGCAGCCACAGGCGCACGCTCCAGGCGCGGCAGACGATGGCTTGCCAGTCGTGCAGCAGCTTCATGGCTTGGCCCCGTCGGCGACAAAGCCGCCCAGCATATCGTAGTGCGGCCACAGCGCGTGGCAGCGGTGCACGACCATGAAGGTGACGGCCTCGCCGGGGTCGGCCTGCACCAGCCACGGCCCCCAGTGCTGCGGCCCCAGCGGGCGCGTGTCGGGGCGGTGCAGGTCGCGGAACTGCACGGCGTCGACGTTGCCATCGGAGTCGCGCGCGCTCACGCTCACGAAGTCGCAGGGCCTGATCTTGTCCATGTAGCCTTCGACCAGCACACCGTCGATCAGGCGGGTCTGCTTTTCGACCACGAACTTGCCGACCACGGGGTAGGCCTGGTCGAGCTGGTAGGTCAGCGCGGCGATCAGCAGCAGCGTCAGCGGCAGGCTGCAGAATGCGGCCAGCTTGACGGCCCACACGGCGAGCGGGCGCGTGACGAGGGGGCGCGTGCCGGTCAGGGCGCCGATGAGGCTGTCGGGGTTGTCGCGGCTCATTTGACCTCGCCCTTGAGCCACAGGTAGACCAGGAAGACCAGCCCCGAGATGGCAGCCCACACGCCGCCGGAGGTGACTTTCTCGATGACCGATTCGCGCAGCTTGCGCCCGGCGCGCATCAGCTCGATCTGCTCCTCGTGCCAAGCGCGGTGCATGGCCGGGTCGCCGTCGGGGTAGCCGCCTTCAAAGCGCTCCATCAGCTCGTTGAAGCGCTTGTCGATGTGCGACATCATCTCGGTCTGGCGTTGCATCAGGCGCAGCTCGACGAAGGCGGCGACGTCGCGCGGGTCGTTGCTTTCGGGTCGGGCCTGGTACTGCATGGGTGTCCTTTACACATCGATGGTGACGAGCGTGAGGGCGGGCGCCGGCCCCTCGATGACGCCATCGCGCACAAACACGACGTCGGCCACGGCCGCGTCGCCGCGCGCGCGCAAGGTGGCGCCGCCGGGCAGCCCGATGGTGGCCACGCCGCTGTCGATGGCCAGCACGGTGCCCACCTGCAGCGGGCGCGGCGGCAGCAGGTCGAGAAAGCGCTGGTACAGGTTAGGCATGGGTTTGCACCTCGATGGTCTGGCGCAGGCGCGGGCGGCTCCACTGCAGGCTCATGCCGCGCACGTAGCCCTGCACGCTGGCGGCGCCGTCGGTGCGGCGCACGAACTGGCCGGGCAGGATGAGGCCGGTTTCGGGCAGCACGGGCAGCGTGAGGGTGACCATGGCCTGCGCGCCGGTGTCGGCCAAGATGGCGCGCCCGCGCTGGGCGGCGGCATTGGCATGGGTGATGAGCGCGTCGGTCGCCATGGGCGCGGCCACGTCGCCCGGCGTGCCGCCGCGGCTGACCTGGCCCAGAATGCCGCTGCTGTCGGCGCCGCTCACGTACACGCGGTTGTAGGCGGGTTTTTTCACCCATTCGACGCCCTCCACGCTGGTGGCGTCCAGGGGCAGCTCGATGTCGGGCGTGACGCCGCCCCAGTCCCACGGCGCCAGCGGGTAGCGGTGCAGCACGCGCAGGGTTTGCGCGCTGCGGTGCGGCTGCACGTAGCCGCCGGCGGCCTGGGCGATGGCGTTGATGGCGCTGATGTAGCTGCCCTGGTGCGACCAGGCGCCGGCCGGCACGCTCCAGTCGGTAAGGCCCCAGTCCACGGCCCAGTCCATGGGCACGCCGTTGATGCTGAGCACGTCGCCCGTCAGCTGCTGGGCGCTGCGCGCCCCGGCGGCGTTGTCGAAGCCCATGGTGGGCGCGTAGGGCGCGTCGAGGATGGCGGCCAGGCCGCGGCCCGAGACGGTGATGCGCTCTTGCGCAAACTGGCGCGCGCGCTGCACGCGCTCGATCAGCAGCCGGTAAGGCACGCTGTTGATGCTGGCCTGCACCTGCACCGGGGTGCCGGCGGTGGCGGGCTCGATGGCGGCCAGCGCGCTGGCGTGCAGCGTGGCCGACCATTGCCAGGTCCAGCTGTCGGCGTCCAGGCTGAGGGCGAAGGCGTAGGCCGGCAGGGGCACGCTGCCATCGATGCGGATGAGCGTGATCTCGTTGGTCACGATGTAGACCCGGCGGATGGGGACAACCACCTGGCCGCCCGGCTGCGGCCCCGGACCGTCGTCGTGCCCGCGGCAGATGAACACCAGCTTGCCGGCGCCGCTGTACGGCCGCTCGAAGACCAGCAGGCCCAGGCGCGCGGGGTCGTAGCACAGGTGCTGCGGCGGGGTGACGATGGCGATGGGCGTGCGGCCGGGCGGCGGAAAGCGGCCCTGCTGAAAGTGCGGGCGCAGATTGCGCGCCATGGGGCGGCCGGCGCGCAGCGGGGCGCGGGCGGCATGCTGGATGGGGCGGGCGAATTGCTCGTGCTCGCGCACGTAATTGGCCAGCTTGATGGTTTGCTGAAAGGCCAGCTGCCAGCCGGGCGCCAGGGGCAGGCCCTGCTGAAACGCGGGGCGGCCGGCGGCGCGCAGGGCGATGGATTGCTGAAAGCCCAGGCGGCGGCCGGTTGCGGCAGGCGCGCCCTGCTGCCAGGCTGGGCGGGCGGTGGCGCGCAGCGGCAGGCTTTGCTGCCAGTGCGGGCGCAGGGCGGCGCCGATGGGCTGGGCGCGCTGCCAGTGCGGGCGGTGGCCCACGGACAGGGGCTGGCTGGCCTGCCAGTGTGGCCTGGCCGTGGCGGCCATGGGCTGGGCCTGCTGCCAGTGCGGCGCGGCGCGCGCCAGGGTGCTGCGGAAGGCGTTGGCGTCCCACACCGCGCCGATGCTGGCCGGCATGTCGTTGGCAAAACCCGCGTCGATCCCCAGGCCCGCGGCCACGCCCAGGCCAACGTGGGCGGCCATGTCGTCGGCAAAGCCGGCGTCCAGCGCGAAGTCGGCGTCGGGGATGGCGACGGCGCCGCCATGGTCGCCGAAGACCAGCTTGCCCGAGCCGTCGGCCGGGCGCCAGAAAACGAGTTTGCCGGGGGTGTCAGCCACATGCGCCTACCCGATCAAGGCCGTGGTCAGGCGCACGATGCCGCCGGTGTATAGCTGGGTGCCGGTGGTGCCGGTCAGCACAAAGGGCCCCACGCCATCGGGGTGCGCCACCACGGCGCCGCCGCTGGTGTAGTTGCCCGCGGCGTCGGTCACGTGGCCGCTGCTGATGGCGGTGCCGCCCGCGTCGCACCACTCGGCCCAGGCGGCGGCGCCGTCAAGCAGCACCAGGTCGTCGGCCACGGCCTGGGCCAGCGCGATGCGGCCGGCGCCATTGACCGTGCCGCAAGGCTTGGCCAGCTGGCGCTGGGCCAGCAGGGTGCCGCCGCTGGCGGTGTACAGCTTGATGCTGGACACGCCGGCGCCGGTGTCGGCCAGGGCGATGCTGGCCGCGTTGCGGGCGGCGCGGTGGGCGGCGGTGTTGGTGAGGCTGGCCATGTCGTCAGACCTTCACCGCCACCACGGGACCGGCAGCCACGCACTCATAGGTGCCGCTCAGGTCGATGGCCACCGGGACATACATCATCCCAACCTCCAGGCGGCTGGGGTGGTAATAGCCCGCTGCGTCGCTGATGCCTTGCCAGGCGCAAGAGCCATCTGACAGCCGATGCAGGCGCACGCGCGCGCCGGCCATGGGCGCCTCGGGCGTGTCGGGCCCCGCCTTGACCATCACGCGGTTGTTGCTGGCGATGGTTCCGCTGGTATCGTTCGGAAAGCGAAAATCATTCAAAATGCCCGTGCCGCCTTGAAGCCTCGCGCCAGAAAATGAGGGCGGCGCGCGTCCGGCCACGTAGCCAGCCGGGCCTGCCAGTCGTGCTTCTAGCGCCATGGCCCGGTGACGTCCACAAGATAAAAACCGTTAGATGCCGCATTAGTTGCTGCATTGCCAGCGGCTACTACCATCAGCGATCGGCCGGATAAATCACCCGCGCCAGAAAGAAGGTCCCCGTCTGCGACGCCAAGGCCAAAGATGCCCGTATGCGGTATGTAATACAGGCCCGGCACTTCGGCGCGTGGCGCTGCGCTGGCGTTATTACCTTCACTGACGACCACGCGCGACATCAGAATTCGTCCGTCCACGACCGAGATGCCCGTGCCAAACACATCGTCAGAGCCGCTGGCCTTGTTGGTTGCACCCATGTAAGGCTTTTTATAAAGTGCGACGGCACTGCCAATGCCAGAGATCGAGCGAGCGCAATAAACGCCGTACTGCTGCGTAACCGAGCCGGAGCCCGTCATCAGTGAGGCTGTCACTGGGTATGAGGCCGCGTTACTTCCGCAGCAATTGATCAGGGTGTTCCAGGCATCTCCGCCTGGAGCAAGGGGCAGAAGATCGCCAAAACTCATTGGGTGCTTTGGGTACACCGTCGTGGATGGCGTGGGCAGCTGAATCGCATCGTGGAACATCCGGCTGTCGGCAAACAGGCGCCACGGCAAGGCGGTTGATCCAGCAGAAAGCGATCGGTTCCAGCGGGTATCGCTGCCCGGCCACAGCGCATCTGTCGGGAAGCGGGCCACCCCGGTGTCCACGTCGGACATGGACTCGTATCCGCAGACAACGGAATAGACCGACGGCGAGTCATTGATCCACAGGAAGTGCCCGTTGGCCTGCGGGTCGACGCTGCGGTACGCTGCCTTGTTGGTGGCGCTGTAGGTTTTTTCCCATTCGCCGACGGGCGCGTATTTGGCGGTGATGGTGCCGGTGGCCGAGCCGTCGGGCGCCTCTGTGGCAAAGGTGAAGGTGGTGCTGGTTGACGTGAGCACGCGCGCTTCGCCGTTCAGCGCGGCGGGTGTTGCGCCGGCCAGCAGGACGATGGCGCCAGCTTCGAAGCTGCTGCCGGAGCTGACGGTAGCGGTGGCGATGCCGCTTGACACTGTTAGGCTTGTGATCGTGGTGGCGCCAAAGCCGTTGATCAGGCAAGCGTCGAGCATGCTGATGCGGGTGCCGGCCGTGCCAGAGACGGTGGGCGCGCCGCGCATGGCGCTGTGAAAATATTTGACGGGAAAGGTGGCCACGGATCAGGCTCCAATGCTCACGGTGCGCTGGGCGGCCGATCAATATCGCCGCCGGTCAGCAGGTCGAAGGAATAGTCCACGCCCGACGGGGTGCCGGGCTGGACGGTGCGGATGACGGCCATGGACTGCATGGCCGCCTGGATGCCCAGAAAGACGACGTTGCCGGCCACCCAGCTGCCGCCCCAGCCGGCGGCCTTGATCGTGAACAGCGGGGTGGGCACGCCGGCTTTCACCGGGCTGTTGGGGGCGAAGTCGGCGTTGATGCTGCCCGCGCCCAGCGTGCCCATGTGCTCGCTGATCAGCTCGAAGGTGGTGGCGTCGCTCTTGATGCGCAGGGCGTAGCGGTCGGACAGGGCCCCGGCGTTGGTGACCAGCAGCGGGTAGGCGGTGTCGTTGTAGGTGCCGGTGGCGGGGCTGCCGGTGACCGAATCCTTCCAGGTGATGCCGTCCCAGGTTTGCTGGTCGAAGGTGCTGGCCACGCGGGCAAAGGTGGTGCCGTACAGCACGGCGGAGCTGACCACGCTGCCGACCGGGTAGGTGTGAGACAGCGGAATGTTGATGCCCAGCGTGCCGTCGATCTGCACGTCGGTGCACAGGGCCATGTCCTGCACGCGGTGCTCCACCGTCACGGGCTGCGCCCAGCCGGTGACGTCGGTGACGTGGATCAGGCCGGCGTCGAGGTCGGCCTCATCGGCAGTAAAGCCGCCGGTGATCAGCTTGCCGTCGGCGCCGATCAGCCAAACGTGCGACAGGCGCGTGCGCCCGCAGTCGATGACGTCGCTGGCGGCATAGGTGGCGGGGGCCAGCTGGGCGTTGTGGCCGATGACCAGGATGCGGCCTTTGCGGTAGATGGGCACGCGCCCGTCTTGCGGCAGGCGCACCGGGTCCAGGCCCAAAATGACCGGGTCGACCGGCAGGTAGAAATTGCTGACGGCGTTGTAGCGCAGGCTGGCTGGGTCGATGGGCCAGGGGCGCCAGATTTTGCCGGCCTGGCCGGCGACGGCGCCGACGTCGGCGGGGTCGTACCACCATTCGGCCTTGTCTGCGGCGCTGAGGGCGCTGTCGAGCACGAAGTCGCCGAACTGCAGCTCGCCCAGGCCGTTTTGAAACTCGAACTTGCCGCTGGCGTGCGGTCCCGTGAGGTTGCCGCTGAGGTCGCAGTTGATGGTCAGCAGGGTGCCGGACACGTCCAGGCAGCTGATGGTGATTTGCCCGGGCTGGATGGGGCTGGCCGAGGTCATGAAGAACACGCTGGCGGTGCGCCAGTCGCCCTTGCTGGTCCACAGGCTTTGCAGGGTGACGGTGCCGGGGTTGGGGCCGACCACGTAGTCGGTCATGACGGCCTGGCCGGCGGCGTAGTCCACCCGGCCGCTGACGATGCCGGGGTTGCTGCCGGTGCGGCCGCGGTAGAGCACGCCTTCGGCGTCTTCGTAGGTGGTGCCCATCCAGGTGAAGCGCAGGCTGCCGGGCACGATGCGGTCCACCGTGTAGGGGCACAGGTCGATCGTGACCTGGGCCGGGGTGTAGCTCATGGACTTGGCCACCGGGCTGCCGGCGCCGACGCGGTAGGTGGCCACCACGCTGGAGCCGGCCAGTACTTCTTCGCCCACGGCGGCGGTGGCGTAGCTGCCGCCGCGCGTGGTGTTGCCGCTGCTGCTGCCGCTGCCGCCATCGGCCACGGTAGCGAATTCGGCCGCGCTCTCGTGGTCGGCCTTGTAGCTGGTGGTGCTGCGGCTGAAGCTGACCACCTTGAGGCTGACGGCCTTGCTGGCGTAGGCCACGGTGCCCCAGCCGCCGGCAAAGGCGCCGGCGCCGTCGTCGTTGACGGTGCGGGCGGTGACGATGCGGTTGTCCGCCGTGGTGCCCGACTCTTGCGTGAGCGAGACGCTGGCGCCGGCGGACTTGGTGACGGCGAAGGGGCGCTGAACGTATTTGATGGCCATGGTCAGTTGCCCGCCTGATGCGGCCAGGAGATGCCCAGGCCGGCGGTGGCCGCCGGCTCGTAGTACTCGGGCACGCTCTTGATGGTGTAGGTGACGCCGGCGCTCTTGCTGGCGGCGGTGGTGTTGTCGCTGCCGCCGCTGGTGGTGCTGACCTGGCTGGCGACGGCCCACTGAATGGACAGGGTGCCAGCGGCGGGCTGCTGCGTCAGGGTCAGGTTGATGAAGCCGCCCGCATCGGGGCTGCCTGGCGTGAGGATGTCGGTGACCACGGCGTCGAGCTGGTAGTCGATGGCGAACTGCACGCCGGCGTCGGGCATGTAGCTGGGGCGCACCAGCACGCTGCGGCTGGGGTAGTCGATGACGCCGGTGCCGGCGCCGGTCAGGCCGCCGGCGCCATCGTCGGTGATGGTGTAGACGGTGCCGCCGCTGGTGTAGCCCAGACTGAGGCTGCCGCGCACCACCTGCTCGCTGCCGCTGCCATCGCTGGCGGCGCCTTCGAGCACGAAGGCGAATTCTGGCGGGCGAATGGCCGCGCCCTGGCTGCTGCGGTCGGTGTAGGCAATGCGCTCGCCCCACTGGGCGACGATGGCGCTGCCGACGTCGGGCAGGCTGGGCAGGGTGACGGCCAGGCTGCCGGTGGCGATGTTGAGCGTGCCGGCGCCGGCGCCCGACAGCTCGCCGGCGGCGCTGCACTGGATGGTGTAGCGGTTGCCCAGGCCGACCCAGGTGATGACCAGGCTGTCGGGCACCGGCAGCGGCGTGAGCTGAAAGACGTAGGACAGGCCGCGGTTTTCCTGCCCGATCTTGACGCGGCGCGAGTGCGGCGTGGCGGGCACGTCGATTTGGCGCGGCGTGGTGGCCAGGGTGATCAGGCGCTGGGCGGCGGGGCGCTGGTCGAGCGCTGGCACCGCCGTGCTGCTGCTGGGCACCAGCTGGCTGTAGACGCTGCCGACCTTGAGTTTCAGGTCGCCCACGGCGCCGGCCACGGTGAGGGCGGCGGCGCCATAGTAGTTGGCGGCGTCGGCCTCGGTGGTGTCGCGAATCAGCGCCTTGCCGGTGGCGCGCGTGTGCAGGCGGTTGGGGTCGGTGCCGGGCACGGCCTGGGTCAGGCCGCTTTGCAGGTCGCACTTGACCACCTGCGCCTGGTAGTCGCCATTGGCGTCGGTGAAGGTGCGCACCTCGGTCTCGACCTTGATGATGCGCACCCACTCGACCTTTTCGGTCGGCAGGCCTTCGTCGACGATCAGCACCAGGGTGCGGCCAATGGTGGGCGTGGCGGTGCCGGGGCGCTGAAAGATTTGCAGGTTGGCCTGGCCCTGCACGTGGTTGCCCAGCAAAAAGCCGTTCCAGGGCACGCCCTTGATGAGGTAATTGGCGATGGCCTGGCTGATTTCGCCGCGGCGGGCAAAGGGCGCGCAGGTGGCCAGGGTGACGGAGACGTTGGGGTCGCTGGGCAGCTTGGCGACCACGGCGTAGGCACCCAGCAGGCGGTCGGTGTCGGCGGTGTCGACGTGCATGTGCAGCTGGCGGATCGACACCTCGCCCATGGTGCGGGCGACGCTGCTGATGTCGTCGAAGACGGTGTTGGACTCGCCAAAGCCGATTTCACCCGGCGCCGGGCCGCCGCCGCCCTCGGGCACGTCGGCCATCACGCGGGCGGGGCGCAGCTTGATGTCTTGGGCGAGGATGGGCATGTCAGAGTTCGATCAGGCGGATGGTTGGCACCACCCAGTCGGCGGCCTGCGGGTCGGCGAAGTCGATGACTTGCGTGGCTGCGAAGGCGGGGGTGCTGTCGGTGGGGGCGAAGGCGACGGTGTAGGGGCCGTCGCCGTGGATCTGCAGGGTGAAAGTGGCGCCGGCCTGGTCGGCCAGGGCGCGCACGGCGTCGGCCTGGGCGTGCGACATCCAGCCCCAGGTGTCGCCGCCGGCCAGGGTGATGGGGCGCCCGGCCTGCCGGGTGCCGATGTCGATCAGCAGCGCGCCGGTGGTGCTGTACTCCATGGCGCGCTCGGTGGCGGACCAGTCGAAGCGGTCGCCCCAGATCAGGTCGGGCGGCAGCGTGGTGGTGGTGCCGGCGCGGGTGAGGGTGATGCTCATGCGGCCACCCCGCGGGCGCTGCCCAGATCGCGCAGCAGTTGGTCGAGGGCGGCTTGCGACTGGGCGTCGGCGGTGCGGATGGTGGTGCGCTGCCCACCGATGGTGATGTTGCTGATGTAGGTGGCGCCGGCGCCGGTGTCGGTGCCGCTGGGGCGGGCGCGGGCGCTTGGCATGGCGTCGTTGGCGGCGGCTGGCTGGACGGCGGGGCGACCGCCCTGCTCCTGCGTGCGCGCGGCGGCGCGGTCGCGCTCCATGGCGTCGGTCAGGCGGGCCAGCTCCTGGCGCAGCAGGCCCAGCGAGCCGTCGCCGGCGCCGAAGGAGTTTTTGTCGAGCTGCTCGATGCGGCGGGTGAGGTTGTAGGCGGCCTCGGCGTTCTGGTTGCCGATCATGTCGGCGCCGAACATGGCGGCCAGGCGCTGGTTGCGCAGGGCGGTGTCTTCGCGGGCGACGACGGTGTTGCCGTCGGCGTTTTTGGCCCAGCCCTGCTGGAAGCGGCTGGCCATGTATTCGTCGTTTTTGCGGGCGGCCTCCATGGCCGCTTTCTGCTCGGCGCTGGCCTCACGCGCGGCGCGCGCCACGCCGTGCCAGCCTTCGGCGGCGCGGCCGGTGGCCTGCTCGATCTGGTCGGCGGCCTGCACGCTGGCGCGGCCGGCGGCGTCGGACTCGATGCGGTAGTTGTGCACCGCGGCCTCGGCCTGCACCCAGGAGGGGGCGATGCCGTTGTTGGCGGCGATGGCGGCGTCGGCGGCGCGCTTCCAGGCGGTGGCCAGGCCTTCGGTGGTGGCCTGTCCGCTGGCCTTGATGGTTTCGAACTGCTGGCGCGCGACGCTGGCCAGGGTGCCCAGCTCGGCCTTGGTCTGGATGCCGGCGGCGGTGAAGGCGGCGGTGACGGCGGCGGCGGCGTCCTTGGCCTGGCGTGCCAGATCTTTCTGGCTGCCGGCCGCGGCCTGCGTGGCGGCCTTGAGCTGGACCATGATCTCGGTGGCGCGCTGCAGGTTGCCGGTGTCGATGGCCTGCTGGTATTCGGCGCGCAGATCGCGCACCCGGGCGGCGGCCTCTTGGGCGGCCTGCCCCTGTTGCTGGGCGGCGGCGGTGGCCTTGGCGCCGGCCTCCTGGGCGGCGGCGCCCAGGCCGGTGAAGCTGCCGACGGTGGCGGCGGCGGCGCGCGCGGTGCTGGTGATGCTGCCGGTGAGGCCGGCAAAGCCGTCGGCGGCGGAGCGGGCGTGGTCGGCGGCGGAGTCGATTGCCGCCAGCGCGGCATCGCTCAGGTCCTGGGCAACACCGCCCAGGGCGGAGGCCTCGACGCGCATGTCGGCGGCCATGGCGGCAAAGCGCTTGGCGACGTCGCCAAACGTGATCTTGGCCAGGCCCTCCATGATGAGGGCGGCGCCGCTGTTGATGCCGGCGGCGACGCCGCTGAAGGCGGAGCCCATGGCGTAGATGCCGGACTTGATGACATCGATGCCGGCGCCCATGACGCCCCAGGCGGTCTGCACGACGTTGCTGGCATTGGTGGCGTACTGGCCGATGCGGCCGAGGGTGTCCTGGGTGTCGGCGGCGAACTGGGTCAGGCGCGCGGCGGTGGCGTCCCAGTCGAAGCTGGCGGCGAACTGGCGCGCCCATTCGATGGCGCCCTTGAAGCCGGTGGCGATGGCCTGGCCGAACTTTTCGACGACGCCGCTGGCGACGGCGTTGCGAAAGGACTCGGCCAGCTTGTCGACGCCGTCCTTGAGCACCGGCAGCACGGGGGTGAGCAGGACGTTCTTGAGGGTGTCCCAGGCGCTGGACAGGCCGGTGATGGAGCCCTTGAGGTTGGCCTGCATCACGCGGGCGGTTTCGGCGGCGCTGCCGGTGGCGTTGTTGAGCTTGCCGGTCAGCTCGTCGAGCGCGCCCATGCCCTGGCCCAGCAGGGCGCGCAGGGCGGGGCCGGCGTTGAGGCCGACGGCGGCGATGGCCTTGTCGCCCGCGGCGCCGGCGCCGGCCAGCTGGTGCAGGGCTTTCTCAAAATTGGTGGTTGTGATGCCGGCGGCGGCCAGCTCGCGCCGGAAAGCGCTGGCCGGGTCGCTGAACTGCGACATGATGTTGTTGAGCGAGGTGCCGGCGCGGCTGGCGTCGATGCCGGCGTCGGCCATCTTGCCGAGGATGGCGACGGTGGATTCGAGGCTGACGCCCATGCTTTGCGCCACGGGCGCGGCGTAGCTGAGGGCCTGGGCCAGGCCCTCGACGCTGGTGTTGGTGGCGTTGGCGCCCAGCGCCAGCACGTCGGCCACGCGGGCGGCGTCGCTGAAGGCCAGGCCCATGCCCATGACGGCCTTGGTGACGTATTCGCTGGCGGTGCCCAGCTCGATGTCGCCGGCCTGCGCCAGGGCCAGCACGGCGGGCAGCGTCTCGATGGCCTGGTTGGCGTCGAGGCCGGCCTTGGCGAGGTTTTCCAGCGCGCCCGCGGCCTGGGTGCTGGTGAAGGTGGTGTTGGCGCCGGCGTCTTCGGCGGTTTTCTTCAGGCGCGCCAGCTCGTCGCCGGTGGCGCCGGTGGCGGCCTGCACGCGGCTGATGGCCTGTTCGAAGTCGGCCGCGCCCTTGACGGCGCCGATGAAGGCCTGCACGCCGAAATAGCCGGCGATGGCGGCGCCGACGGCGGCTACCTTGGTGGAGAGCTTGTCAAAAACGCCGGACGCGTTGTCCTTGGCGTTGATGAGGATCTGGATGGGTTTGATGGCCATGGCTGCTGTGGGCTTTCTTCATGGCGCCATGGCTGCGCCATCAAGAAAGCCCGCCCCGGGATGCGGGGCGGGCGGCTGGCATCACGCGAGGGCGGTGTCGGGCAGCTTGACGCGGTAGCTGCCGACCAGCTTGCCGGTGAGCTGGATGGCCACGAAGTCGCTGGCCAGGAAGTCGAAGGCGTTGCTGGCGCCCAGCACGGCCTCGTCGACGTCGACCAGCAGGGCGGAGCCGTCGGCCATGTTGACGCCGTCGAAGCGCGCCTTGCAGCGGATTTGCGGGTTGCTGCCGCCGGTGATGACGGCGCCGTCGATGGCGGCGGCCTTGTAGCTGATGGTGATGTTCTGGCCCACTGCGGTGCCGCCGGGCAGGATGCGCAGGGTGCCGCGCTTCCAGTTGATGACGAAGTCCTGGCCGGCGAGGTATTTGGTGGCGGGCGTGCCGGTCTTGGCGACGTCGAAGCCGGCCTCGAGGATGTTGGACTTGGGCAGGGCGTATTCCTTGCCGGCCACGGCGGTGGTGATGTCCAGCGTCTGCAGCGTGCCGTCCGCGGCCTGGCTCATGGCGGCGACGGCGCCCTGGAACTGCATGGCGAAGGCGCGCGCGTTGGCGGCAGCGATCTCGATGGTGATTTCGGTGGGCGATGGCAGGATGACGCTGGCGCGCGCCTGGCCGTAGTCGAGATGGGACTTGCTGGTGGAGGTCTTTTCTTCGAAGTTGGGCTTGATCTCGAACTTGTCGGCGTCGACGGGGGCGTCGAATTCGCTCCAGGCCTGGGCGACGGTGTCCCACAGGGCGAGGGTGACCAGGCCGGCGCCCAGAATTGCACGTGCTTGCTCAGCCATTTCAGGCTCCTTTGCTGGTGCCCGCGGCTGCGGGCTGGGTTGAATGGGTGGCGGCGGTCATGGGGCGGCCGCCTCGCTCTTGAAAAACGCGGTGCTGGTGAAGCTGAGGGCCATGCCGGCCTGGCCTTCGTCGGCAAAAACGGGGGCGCTGACGGACTGGATTTCGAGCCGGCGCCAGTGGCGCCCGCTGGCGTCTTGTGGCGCCCAGCCGTGCAGGGCTGAAAAGACGGCCGCAAAAGCGGCATCGAGGTCGGCTGCGGCGCTGGCGCTGCGTCGCACCATGAGGGTGATGGTCCACTGCGGGGCCATCAGCATGGCGGCGGCGCGGGTTTCAGGCATGCTGGCGCCGTCCCAGCGCACGTCGATGGCGGGCAGCGCGCGGCGGTCGGCCGGCTCGGTGGCGCCGCGCACGTCCCAGCCGGCCAGCGCGGGGATGGCGCGCAGGCGGGTGATGATGACGGCGGCGAGGGCGAGCATGGGCGGCGGCGTCAGGCGCTGGGGTACAGCCGGGCGGTGGCCCAGCCGCTGGCGTCGATGTCGATGGGGCCGGCGACGGTGTAGGCCACCGCGTCGACGGTGATGGCGCTGCCTTCGGCCAGCGCGGGGGCGGCGGCGGCGGCAAAGCCGATGGCGTGGCTGGCCGCGGCGCTGGCGCCGTCGAAGGGGTCGGCGGGGGTGCGGTCGAGGAGGACGGGGAAGTCGCCCGCGCCGACGCTGGCAACGGCGTTGGCCAGGCGTGCGAGCACGCTGGCGTTGACGCGCTGCTCCAGGGCGGCGAAGGTTGGCTGCATGGCGGTCAGGCGCCCAGCTTGACCTGGACAGTGGCAGACGGGTTGGCCGCTGCCGCTACCGCCACGCCGATGCGCAGATTGGTGTTGGTCTTGTTGACCTCTTTGGCGGTGTTGTCCCAGTAGACGATGTCGCCGACGGAGATGGCCAGCGCGCTGGTCTTTTTCAGCTCGAACACGCCGGCGGTGCTGAACTCGCCGGCGGCGCCGCTTTTGACAGCGTCGGCGGCGACGCCGAACAGGGCGGCGCCGACTTGACATCCGGCGCCAGATGCCACGTCGTAGGCGGGAGTGAGCGTCAGTACGGCGCCCGTCTGGATGGTGTTTTTCATGGCTTGAACTCCGATGGGGTGATGGGCTGGCTGCGCTTGCGGGTCAGGTCGTGCCGGCGGACTTGTAGAGACCGCGGTGATCGACCACCTTGGCGGCGAAGTCCAGGCGGGCCTTGAGGCTGACGCCGTCGACTTCGAAGCCGGTTTCGGATTCGATGACGGGGCCTTCGGCGCCGTCGAGGTAGCAGTACTCGACGGTGTCGACGGCGGCCGAGTCGGCGGCCATGTACCAGGCGGTGGTGCCGTTGGCGGTGGCGTCGTTCAGCACGGGTTCGACCACGGGCTCCAGGGCGGTTCGGCCACCGGCGCGGAACTCGTTGACGTCGGCGGCCTTGGCCGGCACGAATTGCGAGCTGGTGTACTGGTAGGCGGCTTGCTCCAGCTCGGGCGGCACGATCAGGTAGCGCGGCGCGATGTTGAGCTTTTCGCCCTGCATGCCGGTCTGCTTGCGCATGGCGGCGCGGGCGGTGCCAAGCGCGTCGATGCTGGCCAGCTTGGCGGCGCCCAGGTTGCCGTGGTCGGCGTGAAACAGCGCCGTGCTGTCGGCCATCGTCGGGTTGTCGATGAGCTGCGAATAGACCAGGCGGTTTTCGAGGCGGCTGGCGCTGTTGCCGAAGGCCTGGATGAGGCGGTCGAAGCCGCGCAGGTCGTCGTTGATGATGGCCTGGCGCGTGAGGGCGACGATGCGGCCGTAGGTGACGACGCTGTACTTTTCGGCGCCGTCGCTGAGGGTGCCGTACTTGAATTCGCCGTGCTCGTTGGTGCGCAGCAGCTCGGGCGCGCCGGACAGGCCGACGACGGTGATGTCCTTGAAGTCGGGCGCGTTGGGCGCGCGGCGTGCCCACACCTGGTAAGTGCTGGCGGCCTGCTCGTAGGCGCTGCGCAGGCGCCGGCCGGCGACGTTGGCCAGCAGGTTGGCGAAGTCGCCCGTTCCCATGTAGCCGGCGGCGCGCACCTGCAGCATCTGGCTGGCGATTTCGAGGCGGCTCAGGCCGCGGGTGTTGCGACCGGACGCTTCGAGCAGGTCGCGGCCGATTTCGATCAGGCTCATGCCGCGGAACTGGCGGCCGTTGTCGGTGAGCTCGGCGCGCGGATCGATGCGGTTGAGGATGGCTTCCTGCAGGCCGGCGGCGCGGGTGTCGGCCTCGTCGGTGACGGTTTGCACGCGCACGTTGCGGTGGCCGCCGGCGGCGGCGTCACGACGAGCCAGCTCTTCGAGCACGGCGCTGCGGGCGGCGTCGACGCTGGCGCCGGCGCGGATCAGGCCGGTGGCCAGGGCGGACACGCTGTGGCGCTGGCACAGGTCGGTGATGTCGGCGGCGCGCTGCTGCTCGGCGGCGATGGCGGCGGCTTGCGCGGCGGCGACGTCGACGTCGGGGGCGGCGGGTGCCACGGCGACGACGGGCGCGGCGGCGCGCACTTCGGTCTGTTGCTCGGCGGTGCCGCCGGCGGCGTTCTCGGGTTTCATGAGGCGGGTTTCCTTTTTCGAGGTTTCGGCGGTGGCGCCCACCGTGGGCGTTTTGGGTTGCGCGCGTTCGATGAACTCGCACGGGAAGGTGCGCACGGCGGCCGACTCGGGCGTGCCGCTTTGCTGGCTGCGCTGGCCGACGATCTGGGCGTCCATGTCGGCGGGGATGGGGACGAGGGAGACTTCCATCGGCTCCCAGTCGGTGACGCGGTAGGTCCAGAGATCACCGTCGCCGACGGGCGGCACCATTTCGATCTGATGGCGCACGTAGCCGACGGAGACGTTGCGGACGATGCCGTCGTCGACGTCTTGCACGATGCCTGCGACCTGCTCGCGGCGCGAGAAGGTGGCGGTGCCGTAGGCCAGGCCGTCGCGGATTTGTGGGTTGTCAACAACGCCGAGTTGATCTGACACGCTCCAGCTGGAATGGGTGTCGAGCAGGGGCACGCCGCGGGTGATGCGGTCGAGGCGGATGGCGCCGTCTTCAACGACCAGCTCTTCGATGTAGGCGCGGTCGCGCAGCCAGTCGTAGCGGCGCACACCAGCGCCGGCGGAAAACACCAACTCGGCGGTGGCCAGGGGGGCGGCGCTGCCGGCCCCGTCGGCGGCGCGCTGGAAGCCCTGCAGTGGCGCCAGGCGGCCGGCCAACGGCAAATCAGCGCGGCGCGTTTGGGTGGTGGTGGTGGCAGGCATGGCCGGCATGGTGCCGGCGGGGCTGTCTCAATTCCACCAAAACTGAGACTATTTGGACTTGTCCTTTTTGCTGTCGCTCACCGGCGTGTCGGCGGGCGCGGCTGCGGGCGCAGCGTTGCGCCCGAAGGTGAGGACGTCGAGCAGGCCCAGCTCGCGCAGGCGCTGGATGTCGCTGGCGAGTTCGGTGAAGACGGCCTCGGGCTTGTAGCCGCGACGGCGCAGTTTTTCGCTGATGCTGGACAGACCGCCTGAGACTTCGTCCAGGTCGGCGCGCACGTCTTGCGCGGGGTTGACATAGTCCCATTTGGGCGTGGAGTGGTCGACCTCATAGGTGGCCTTGCCGACAAGGCCGGCCAGGACGGCGGCGTCTTCAAAGGCGCGGCAGACGGTGGCGCACAGGCGGGGGACGATGTTGGTCCACTGCTGCATTTCGACCTCGCGGCGAAAGTCGATCAGGCGCACGCGAGCGCTGCTGAAGTTGACTTCTGCCATGTCGCCGGTCATGCCCTCGTAGGGCACGCCAAAGCCTGCAGCAATCAAGTGCAGTTGCCACTTGACGTAGTCCACGTAGCCGGGCGCGGCCTTGGGCTCGACCACGGTGGTGGTCATGCCGGGCGGCAGCTGAATCAGGTTACCGCCGCTGAGCTGGCCCATCTCGGAGGCAGCGCTTGGGGCCGCGCCGGCGTCTGGCGGCATGGTGAACTGCGACAGGTCGCCCGAGGCCAGGACGCTGAGGCGCGATTCGAGGTTCTTGCGCGCCTGTTCGGCGTCTTCGTACACCTGCAGGTCGCGCACGCGGGCGATGACGGGTGAGGCGCGCGGGAAGCCCCTACCCTGCCCGGGCCGGTCGATGGTGTAGAGGTGGATGACCTGCTCGGCCGGCACCATGCGGCTGACGTTTTTGAGCGACACGCGGCCCATGCGCGTGCCCTGGTCGCCGGGGTGCTGGTCGAACAGCCAGTAGCCGACGATGCGGCCGATGGCGTCGGTTTCGATGCCGTTGACGACGGTGTGGCCGGCGGCGCTGCCGTTGCCGATCTTGCTGGTGTCGAGCCAGTCGATTTCAAGCAGTTGCAGCTGCAAAGGCACCGTGAAGCCGTCGGTTGGACGGCGCCAGCGCAAGCGGATCATGACCTCGCCGTCCTGCTCCATGGCCCGATAGGCGGTGGCCTGCATGCCGTAGTAGTCTTGCCGGCCATCGGCGTCGGCCTCGCTGATCCAGCGCGCCCAGGCGGCGTTGAGTACGGCGGCATTGGGGCCAAGCCAGTTGGGCTCGATGCCGGTGCCGATGGTGTTGGCCACCAGGGTGCGCAGGCCTTGGGCCATGTAGGGCACGTTTTGCATGAGCGCGCGCGCGCGGATGCGCAGCTGCCGAGCGTCCTGCGCGTGGTCGGCGTTGGCGCTGGCGCCGGGGCGGCGCGGACGCCAGCCGTCGCGCGTGTTGGCGCCCTCGTAGGCGCGGCCCAACAGTTCGCGCAGGTGGTGGCGGCGCAGGCCTTGCAGGGGGTTGAAGTAGCCGATGGCGCGATCGATGAAGTTGCTCATGTCGATCAGTCCCCGCGATGGGTGGTGAAGGTGAAACGGCGCGGGCCGCCAACGATCTGGCCGGGCTGTGCGGCTGCGATTTCGGCCAGGATGGTTTGACGCGCACGCATCAGGTCGGCCATGCTGCGGTAGGTGACGGTGCGGCCGTTGTGGCTGACGGTGAGCTCGCCGCTGGCGATGGCGGCGTCGATGGCGGCGAGGTCGTTGGTGGTGAAGGCCATGCGGTGGGCTCCTGGGTTTCGGCTGGGTCTGGCGGCGTGGCGAGTGCGGTCGCAGGGGCCGACCCTAACGGGTTGGCTGTATCACTTCCACCAAATTTGAGACGATCGGGCCGGCGGTTGACGCTGTCGGGAAAGCGCGCCTGCTTGAGATGGCGGTACACGGTGGCGCGGCCGATGCCCAAGCGGCGGGCCACCTCGCTGGCGTTGCGCCCGTTGAATTTGGACAGCACTTCTTGCACCAGGGCCTGGCGCTCAGTGGGCGTGCGGCTGGCGACGTAGGCGCGGCCGCCGGCGAACTCGGCGCGCAGGGCGTCCCGCGCCTTGGCCAGACGGCGCGCGGACAGGCCGGGGAATTCGGCCTGCAGGTAATCAAAAACGCGATCGACGAAGTCTGAGTCTGTGGGCTCGACGGATGGCTTGGGGTCGGTCATGCGGTCACCATTGGCGGGTTGCGGGAGGGCGGGAAAGAGGCGCGGCAGCGGGTGCTGGCGATGTGGGTGGCGCGGCTGACGCCGGGGCTGGCGGCGCATCGAACAACCCCGGCTCGCGCGGGCTGTATTTGGCTTCGCGCCGCGCCCAGCCGGGCTCGCGGTAGGTCTGGATGCCGAGCCAGCAGGCGGCGGCGTAGGCGTAGACCTGGCAGTCGCCGGCTTCTTCGCGCTGGCCGGGCTTGGTGATCCAGCGCATCACCGCCTTGCCGTTGACGGTGGCGGGCATGAGGCGGGCGGCGGTCATTTGCTCGAATTCGTCGGTGCTGGCGAGCGACTTTGGGACGTGGACGTAGCCGGGACCGACCTGGCCGATGCGCATGCGGCCGTGCAGCAGGTGTTTGGCGGTGTCGGTGCCGATTTGCCAGACCTTGACGCCGCGGGCGATGGTGCGGCCGCGCCAGTTGACGTCGATGGCGCTGGGCTTGCCGATGACGGGGCGCCCGTATTGGCTGGCGCCTTTGATGGCGAGGACGTGGGCGTGGGCGTGCTGGCGGCAGTAGTTGTACACGGCGTGGGTGTTGTGGCCGCCACTGTCGATGCAGGTGGCTTCGATCAGCATTTGCGCACCGCTGGCGTGCACGAGGGGGGTGCGGCGGGCTTCGGTCAGGCGCGTCCAGGGGCTGCCTTCGGTGCCTTCGTCGAGGTTGGGGTCGCCGTAGAGAATGTGGCGGGCCACGAGCCAGGACTCTTCGCCACGGCCGTAGGCCCAGACGCGGGCTTCGAGGCGGTCGGGCTGGGTGTCGACGCCCATGGTGAGCATGAGGCCGGCGCGGGGGACGATGCCCAGGTCATAGGTTTCGGCGCGGGCGGCCAGGCTCTTGCTGTCGGCGCCGGTGCCTTCTTCTTCCCAGGTCTCGGCGAGGCTGGAGTTTTTGAACTTCTTGAGGGGTGCGCTGTTGCCGGTGCGGTTGGCTTCGATGGCCTGCTCCCACTCCTCGACCAGGGCGGTCCAGGACTTCCAGCCCGGCGGGCTGTAGAGCTTGTTGAGCCAGAAGCCGGCGCGCTTGCCGAGGCCGGCGCCAGGGGCTTGCGGAATCCAGATGCCGTCGCGCAGCATGGCATCCTTGCGCCACTCATCGATGGCGCCGCCGCAGTGGCGGCAGATGTAGACGGCGGTCTCGGGACGGGCCTTGCCGGCTTCGGTTTTGAGCCATTTGAGGCCCCAGTCGGTCTTGGCGCCCCACAGCAGCACCTGGCGCTCGCCGCAGTGCGGACAGGGCACGTGGTACTGGCGCTGGTCGCTGGCGAGGTATTCGGCCTCGATGATGGACAGACCCTTGAGGTTGCAGGTGCTGGCGATCAACAGCTTGCGGCGCGCGAAGTTGCTCATGCGCTCTTCGAGCAGGCCAAGGGGCGGGCCTTCGTTGTCGACGTCGGCGGGCCATTTGTCGACCTCGTCGGCGACGGCAAAGCCAAGTGGCTTGGACGCCAGCGACGATGCGCTGTTGGCGCCGCCGAAGAACAGGGTGAACCCGCCCTGGATGGAGCGGGAGCGCCAGCTGGTGGACTCGTCGCGGCTGCGGCGCAGGGCCACCAGGCCGTCGAGCGCGGGCGTTTGCGCGACGGTTGGTATAAAGCGCTGCTGGCTGTGATCTTGCGCGTCTTGCAGCGTGGGCTGGACCATCATGAGGTCTTGCGGGTCGGTGTGGATGCGCTGCAGCAGGGCGTTGTATAGCACCTCGGACTTGCCGAGCTGGGTGGCGAACCACAGGGCCACGCGCTCATACGGGGAGTGGGCGCTGGCGGCCTCCATCGGCTCGACCAGGTAGGGCGTGCGCTCGTTGCGCCAGGGGCCGCGCTCGGGGCCCTTGGCGATGTGGCGGAAGCGCTGCGCCCATTCGGCGACGCTGACGCGCGGGGGTGGAGCCAGACGCTGCAGGCGCACAGCGGCCTCGAGCTCGACGGCGCGAGCCAGGTCGGTGGGGAGGTCGCGGGCGCTCATTCTGGGGCGGGCTCGGTGGGCGGGTCGGCGCCGATCTGCGTGGACGCGCCGGCCAGCGTGGTCAGAGCGCTGTGCAGCTCGGCATGCAGCAGGGTCTGGATGGCGGCGGTGTCGGACTCGGCGGCCAGCTGCGGCGCCAGACGGGCGGGCAGGTTGAGGATGGCCTCGCGCAGGGTGGCGTAGGCATTGATCATGGCGGCGCGCACGGCGCTGACGCGGATCAGATCGCCCATCAATTCGTCGCGCTTGAGTTCGGCTATCGAGGCCTCGGCGGCTTCGCGGCGCGAGCGCGACTGCCAGTAGTCTTCGTCGCCTGGCCGTGCGTCGGAAGCGTCCTGGCCAGACAGTGGCGCTTGCGGTTGCGCTGGCGCATCGGCGGCCGCCGGCGCCGGCCGCGCCGTCACGCGGGCGCGGGTGTTTTGCGCCCACTGGATGTCGGCAACCGCCGGGTCGATCTTGCCGTCGATCAGCGAGATGCGGCCGGCCTTAACGGCCTTGTGCACCGCGACGGCAGAGCAACCGCGGCGCTTGGCGTATTCAGCCTGGGTGAGAAAAGTAACTTGCGCCACTAAATTACCCCAAGACTTAACAAATGCCCACCCCACACACTAGCCCGCAATCGGGGTGCGAATTACC